TCAGCGACGAACCTCTGTCGCGTTCGGGCGGTTCTTCAGGTTCTTGTCGGCCTTGTAGCGCAACGCAACGTCCGGCACCGAACCGCTCTTGCCGGTCTCGACCCAGTTGCGGATACGGCTGGCGTCGGCGAAGTGGGTGAACTTGCCGAAGGCGTCGAGGATCACCAGCGACACCGGGCGGTTGCCCATGCTGGTCACCAGCACCAGGCAGTGACCGGCCTGGTTGGTGAAGCCGGTCTTGGTCAGCTTGATGTCCCAGTTGGCGCGGTTGATCAGGTGGTCGGTGTTGGAGAAACCCAAGGTGTAGTTGGGCTTGCGGAACGCCACGGTCTTTTCCTTGGTGGTGCTCAATTGGCTCAGCATCGGGAATTTGCGCGCGTAGGCCAGCAGCTTGCTCAGGTCCCTGGCGGTCGACACGTTATGGATGGACAGGCCGGTAGGTTCGACGTAATGGGTGCTGGTCATGCCCAGCGCCTTGGCCTTGGCGTTCATCGCCGCAATGAAGGCTGCGTAGCCGCCCGGGTAGTGGTGAGCCAGGCTCGCGGCGGCGCGGTTTTCCGAGGACATCAGGGCGATCAGCAACATCTCCTTGCGCGGCATTTGGCTGCCGATTTTCACGCGGGAGAACACGCCTTTCATTTCCGGCGTGTCGGTGATGTTGATGTCGATGTACTCGTCCATGTTCTGCTTGGCTTCCAGCACGATCAGGCCGGTCATGAGCTTGCTCACGGAAGCGATCGGCACCACCACGTCCGGGTTGCTGGAATAGATGACTTTGTTGGTTTGCAGATCGACCAGCATGGCGCTGCCGGAAGCGATTTGCAGTTTTGAGGTGTCACGCGGGGCCAGGGTGGTTTCGGCGGCGTGCGCAAAGGTGCCGGTGAAAGCAAATAAAAGGCTGACGAGAGAGAGACGAATTTTCACGCGGATGAACTCGCTAAAAAAGTAAGAAATACCGTTCTGCAACGGGCTTTATGAAAAATGACGTTACATTTTAGGAGTATGGATCAGAAAACGATAGAGAGCCTTTAAATAAAGGCTGTAAGACGATGATTGGTCAGGCTTGTACCAATTCTGTACCAATCAACGACTGTTCTAGCTTCCCGACTTCCGACCAGTCACTTGTTGATGACAGCCATTTTGCGTAAGTCGTCAGCAGAACCTGGATGCTGTGCCCGAGCTGGCCAGCGATGAATGCGGTGTTCATCCCCGCCATCAGGCACATAGTGGCATAGGTGTGACGGCAGTTGTACTGCGGGCGCGGGCGCAACTTCAATGCGGTCAGCGCCTTTGCAAACTGATGGCTCGTTTGCGACGGCCGGCAGATAAACTCGTTTCCGCCAGATGGCGGGAACACATATTGAGATTCGTTCTTAATCCTCCTTCGCTGCACGCTGCGTTCCTTAGCAATTACCTTCGCCCGCTCTAGGGCATTGATTGCTCGGCTATTCAGCATCACAGTTCTTGCGTACTTGGTCTTGGTGCGCTCTTCCACAACCCCGTCCACGACGATGCGGCAGACGTGCGCCACGCGCTTCTCCATGTCGATCTCATCCCAGCGCAATGCCGCTATCTCGCCTGTCCTCATCCCACTGTAAAAAGCGAATTCAAAGTAGGCGGCAAATATTTGCGCGCCCGGCTTTTTGAAATTCGCATACATCCACTCGATGATCGATGCTGCCTCGCTCGCAGAAAACGGGTCGACTTGTTTTTTCGCTTTCTTCGGGAGTTTGATTGGTGCAGCAGGGTTACGGTCAATGAGCTCATCCTGCACTGCCGCCTTGAGAAGAGAGCTCACTCGGGCAATCGACTCGCGCTTTATCGACTGGGTCTGCCAGGCGGTTTCGCTGATGACTCTGCGCAGCACCATCGTTGTCACAGCAGTTATTGGAAGCTGCCCGAGGCGCGGCATCCAGTAGGTGTTTATGGTTGCCCGGTAATTTCTGCGCGTCCCCGGCACAATCTCCAAGCTGTCGATCCAGGCTTGGGCGTATTCACCGAAGGTCATGACCAGGGAAATCGGCATATAGCCGGAGTTCGGAAAAAGCTCAGCGTACCGCTGATCATCCAGAACCCCATGTTTTGCGAGGCTTATTACTTGATCGCGTAGATCGGCTGCCGCTTTGATTCCTTTTGGCGTTTGGGGATACGCGAGAGTCTCGCAGCGGCGCTCACCTCGACACGTGAATCGAATGCGGACTGACTGGCCAACGAATTCAACTCCGGTGGGCAGGCCCATTGGCTTTCTAGCCATGCTTCATATCTCCTGATGCTATAAAAAATCCGGTTATCTATCTTGTTCCACACACCTTCGGGGATGACCCCGCGGTCTCGCTTGCCTTCCAGCGCCCGCTTGGTGGTCCCGATGATCTCCGCCATGCGGACCTCCGGAACCTTGTCGAGCTGGAATGCTTCGGGTCTTTCTTGGGCGCCTGCCATAACTACCTCCCGCCGCCCGCTGTGGGCCGCGCTGTCTTGATGATGTGGATGACCAGGCCGAAGGTGATCAGCATCCAGCCACAGGTGCCGGCGAATGCGCCGAGCAAAGCCTCGGTGGTGCCGGTGCTGAGCAGGTCAGGTCCGAGCCAGGCGAACCAGTAGCCGGTGCCGGCCAGGTACAGCAAAGCGCCCAGCAGGATCAGGGTGAGTTTCGTTGCGAACATGGGGTGTCCTTGCCGCGCTGGGCGGCAGAAGGTGGGTTAGCGGGTGGCTTTGGCGATTACCGCTTCGGCGTGGGCAAGGGCCGCGTGGTACTTGTCGAGCCTGGCGGCGCCGAGTTTTGCCAGGCCTACCAAGTTGGATAGGCTTTCGAGCAGCTCTTCCTGCATTGCACGCTCCTCACGGCCGATATCCCAGAACCGCTGGCCCCAGTGATCCGGCGGCGGCGGGTTGGTGTTTTGGGCGCCGAAGGCAAGAGCCCCGAAAATCGTGTCGCACAGATCGCGCTTGTAGGCGTTGTCGCCGTCGATGCCCAGGCCGCGCTGGCGCAGTGCGCTGACCACCTCGTTTTTATCGAGACCCCGATCTTCAAGGACGATGTCCCGCTCTGGCTCGCCCGGGGTGACAATTACCAGGGCCAACTTGGCGCCCGGAAGGCAGTACCCGCTGAGTTTGACCAGTGCGTCGTTGGCTGCTTCGTGGAAACGCTGAACTGCTGACATAGGAATACCTCGCCCGCCGCTCATCGGCAGGCATGTTGGGGGTGGGGGAGTTGGGGACGTTATGCGGCGCGAGCTTGGCGTTCTTCAGCGCGCCATGGATCGTTCGCCCGTGCCAGCGCGGCCATCGGCGGCGGGCTGACGCTGTTTCCGCACATGTGCACCTGCTGGGTCTTGGTGAACGGCATGCCGTCGGCGCCGTGGCTGATGATGTAGTCGGCCGGGAAGCCCTGAGCCTTGTACAGCTCCGTGGGTTTCAGCATCCGCAAGCAGATGTCGACGATCACGTATGGCGTGCCTTTCACCATTACGGTGACCATGGCCAGGCGGTCCTTGGTGGTGATGGTTGGTGCTGGCGAGTCACAAGCGCTGGTGTTCTCGGTGCCGTAGTAGCTGATCAGGAAGGCGGAGACGCGAAGGGCGCCAGCTTCATGCTCTGGCGACAGCGTGAGCGACACCAGTGAACTTTTACCGCCGCCGCCGGCAGTAATGGTCGGCGCCGGATCTTCCAGGCCCTGGCCAACACTGCCGCCGAATGCCCGCTCCATGAATGCGCTGACCAGCCCGTGGTGCTGGCCGCCGGCGCTGATGGTGTGCAGCGGATCATTTGCGTCCCGTGCATCACAGTTGCCGCGCATGTGCACCAGGTGGGCAGTCGTCAGTGCATGGTGTTGACCGGTTGTCACGGTAGGCACGGGGCAATCAAGGTCCGTTGGTGCGTGGCCCGAGGTATTCGTTACCAGGGTGGCCGTCACCAGCTGCTGCTGGCTCCCGGTGTTGGTCACTGTGGTCATCGGGTCGCGGATGTCCTTGGCGTGCGTGGTGTTGAATCCGCCGTTGGCCTGGATCATCACCGCGGCGCTGACGGATTGGCCGCCGCCGCTGGCTGTTACTGTGCCGATCGGCCCGCATATATCGTTCACACCGTGGGAGCGGCGCTTGTTTGCGCCAGAACCTTCGCCGTGCCCGGCCTGGACGATGCAGGCCGAAGCCAGTGCGTGCTTCACACCGCCAGCGACAACTGTGCCGAGTGGCTGATCCAAGCCCGGAACCCGTGGCTCTTGCCCTGCGCGCTCGCCATAGCCTGACTGAATCAGCGTGGGACTGATCAGTGTCAGCTCGCCACGGTTTGCACAGGTCACCGTCGGCAGCGGCTCAAGCGGGTCATTGATGCGGTCGCTGCCCTGGTGGGTTGCCGGTGCGATCACCGGGCTGACCACCGAGAAGGCGCCGCCCTTCGGGTAGGAGGTGATGGTGCGCAGCGGCTCATCGGCCGACTGCACTGCCTCTCCCGACCAGTTGGCGATCGGCACAATGAACGGGGCCGCGCTGTCGATAACGAACTTCTTCATGCCCTTGGCTACGCGGCGCAGGGTGGCCGGGGCTAGGTCTTTCTTGCGGCCGAAGATGCTTTTGCCCAGGTCGGTGAAGTCGATGCAGTCAGCAGCTGTTTTCCACTTTTGCTGGCTCTTGGTGGGGTTCTTGGCGTGGGTTGGCTCCGGCCACACAATCGGCTGCCCGTCGCACCGAGCAATCATGAACAGGCGTTCCCGGCTGGTCGGCGCGCCGAAGTCGCAGGCTTTGATCACCTTCCACTCAACGATATAGCCCATGCCTTCCAGCAAGGCCACAAAGCGGCGCCAGGTGCGGCCGCGCTGCTTCGGGTCTGGAATCAGGAACTGCTGGCCCACCGGCACAACTTCACCAGGTGCTGCAATTTCGCCGCTGAGTTTCACCACGCGGCCGGTGGCCTTGTCGCGCTTGGCGATCAACCGTCCCCACTGCAGGATCTGTTTCACGTTCTCAAGGCTGATCACCCTGGGCCGCTTCTTGCCTCCCCACTTGAGGCCGATCCACGACAGGTTGCGGATCTCACGCTTGCGCGGCTGACCGCCGGCCGCCTGGCTGTGATGGGTGCAGTCCGGCGACATGTGGAACCAGCCCACGGCTTTGCCGCCGCACTCGGTATCCGGATCACCCTCGAACACGTCGGTGGTGAAGTGCTGGGCGCCTGGGTGGTTCATGGTGTGCATGCTGATGGCTTGCGGGCTGTGGTTCTTCGCCACGTTCACCGCGCGGCCCAGGCCAATTTCCAGGCCGGTACCGGCACCGCCACCACCACAGAAGAAGTCGACAACGATCTCATCGTCCTGAGGGTTGAAGCCGAGTCCGTATTGGGTTTTGAAATCGAAGGGGTTTTTCTTCTGTTGTGCGGACATGGGGGATCCTCGCGTTTAGCGTGATTCGGTAAAAAAGGTGGGCTATTTCTTCTGGTATGTCTTGGTCAGCGCCGCGTTGACGCTGTTGCCGCGCTTCAGCACGACGCGGGCGAGTGCTGCCCGGTCTTTGTGGCTATGGCTGGCCTGGCTGAGCAGGCCGAAGTAGCTATTAGCCGTCTCGCGCAGATCCTCGGCCGGCGCCGCGGCGGCACGCTTCAGCGCCTGGGTAAGCGACCGCTTGCGAGTCGAGCGCCGCCAAGGTTTGATCACATGCCCAACGAAGTCGACGCCGCGGGCAACGGGCTGCAGGATCGTCTTGGTTGGGTTCAGCTTGGCGCCGAGCCTGGGCAGGAACTCTTCTACCTCGGCCAACCACTGGTTGAGCTGCTGCGGCGACTCATGCAGGAACACGAAGTCGTCGACGTAGCGAATGTAGTGCTTGGCGCGCAGCGTGTGTTTGGCGAACTGGTCCAGGGCGTCGAGGTAGACGTTGGCGAAGAACTGCGACGACAGGTTGCCGATCGGCAGGCCGAGGCGCGCGGGCTGCGCAACCAGGCGCTTGTGCTGCGGCACCCGGTTGAACAGGTGCGCGGGGCTGCGGGTCTCGTAATCCTCGCGAGGGTCGTGCATGAGGATCTGCGTGGCCAGGGCCAACCACCAGGGTTCGGTGATCCTGGCTTCCAGCTGCTTGCGCAGCACCGCCTTGTCGATGGCGACGAAGAAGTTGGCCAGGTCGCACTTCAGGTAGAAGATCGGCTTAGACCAGTTCTCGCTGGCGCTGCGGATCTTCGACTCAAGGCGCTTGGCTGCGTAAAGCGTGCCGCGCCCTGGAATGCATGCGCAACTGTCCGCTATGAAGCTGGCGTAGAAGCGCGGCGCCACATGGTTGTACAGCAGGTGGTGGACGACGCGGTCCCGAAAGGCTGCCGCCCAGACCTCGCGGGCTTTTGGTCGGGTGACCACGAAACAGATAGATCGGCCTGGCCGGTAAGTGCCGGCAATCAGGTCGTCGTGCAGCTCCAGCAAGTTGATCTCCATGTCCTTCTCGAACAGCCGGGCACTTGCGGAGTTCCGCTTGTTGCGTCGGCAGTCGTAGTAAGCTTGGACGAGATCCTCGAACTGGAAGGGGGCAACACTTAAATCTGCGGACAGGGCGCGCGAGCCGCTCGTTGTTCTTGTCGTTGTTGTTGAGCCAGCCATCTTCAAAGTCCATGTTGTAGGCGTTGTTGGCGGAGCGCTGCGACCTGTCGAGCTATCTACATCGCCAAACCGAAGGCAGCGCCGATCAGCTTGGAAACTGCGCCAGACCTACGCGGACGCTTTAGACCGGCGGTATCTGTTTTTGCGCATGGCGGTGACCCAGAGGTCAGCGGCTCGACCAGATTTGGCGCACAGGCAAGAGGGCCTTGACCCTCAAGCAGCGGGCGCGGTTGCGGATTTCTTCCAGGCGTTGGCCTGGCGGCCTATTGAGGCCGTCATCATCATTGCTTTGGCGTGCTGCCCCTTGCTGATCAACCCTCGGTTGGTGAGGACGCGCAGCAGGTAGTTGAGCATCCAAATGCTTTCGAGCAGGAGGTTGATGTGGGGCAGCTTGTCCCGGGTCATATTGGCCCGGCCGATCAGTACCAGGACCTGAAGGCACTCGTCCCGGATTTTTGCCCCGACAACCTGTTTCAGGTCGCGCGGGATATTGCGCACCAGGTCAAGCGAAAGCCCGAGCAACTCCTCAGCCACCTTGTGGATTTCCAAATCCGTATGCAGTGCCATCCCTGGCCTCCCAAAAAGCAAGGGCGCTATCGCGCCCATGAATGAAGAATTGAATGATCAAATAAACTTTCTGCGGACAGGGCGCGCGAGCCGCTCGTGGTCCTTGGCGTTGTAGCCGAGCCAGCCATCTTCAAAGTCCATGTAGTAGGCGCCGTAGGCGGAGCGCTGCGAGCTGGTCCAGTGGTACGCCTTGGCAAACACGTCCGGCACGGTGATTTCGAGGAAGGAAGCCTCGCGGCGAGCCATGAGGTAGAAGTCCTGGTGCCCATCACGCTCGAAGGCTGCACAGAACTGGACGGCAGGGTGGTCGTGCTCCCGGTTGCTGCTAGCGAGGTAAGCGGTGTTCGCCTGGCCGTCCCATGGGGATTTGGCGCCGCCAAGTTCTTCGCCGTAGCCACCCCACTCATGGGTCGCCTCTGCATCGCTTCCGGTCGGCACAATCAGGTAGTAGGGCTTTTCGCCGCCAGGGAACAGGCCGCCGTTCACACCGCCCTCACCGGCCCAGTATTCGCCGATGGCTGGGATGCAGCTTGCCGCAATAGTCGGCGCGGTGGTGATGGCCAGCGTTGCCAGCTTCAGCACTACAGCTTCATCCGGGCTGCTGATCATCAGATCGCCGCGGGTGTAGGTGGTCAGTTGATTTGCTTGCATGGGATGCTCCTGTGAGCGAGATAAGGGTGCAGGTAGCCGGCGCTTCCCGACGAGCTTCTGGTCTGAGCGCCGTCCTGGCGCTCCCGGGAATCACCTGCGAAAAACGATTGAAGGAATGAATTACTGAATAGGGAGGCTGCGGACAGGGCGCGCGAGCCGCTCGTCGCCCTTGCCGTCGTAGTAGAGCCAGCCATCTGCAAAGTCCATGCAGTAGGCGGTGTCGGCGGAGCGCTGCGTGCTCAGCCAGTGGTATCGATCATCTCGAAGCTCCACCAGGCCATCAGCCTTGGCCGCCATCAGCAGTTGGCCCTCAAGGCAGGACGGAATAAAGCCGCCCAGTTCCAGCGCTTTTACGGCGATCTCGCTGCCGGCCTCGGCCATGGCGCGGGTGTTCGCTTCGCCGTCGCTGTAGCTGCCGGCGCCTTCGATCTTTACGCCATACTCGCCCCAGACACCGTTGAGCTCGTCAGGCAGGAGGATCAGGGCGCACTCTACGCCGTTGAGCCAGTAGCGGGTTACGAACACACCGCCGGCCAGAGGTTTGCCGCGCTCAGGGAGTTCGGCGGCGAGTACTGTTTGCTGTGCTTGCTTGGTCATGGGTTTACTCCGGGTAAGCGCCGCCCTCCGGGGTCCGGATGCAGCGAGTAGGGTTGGTTAAGCGGGTTCGATTCCGGTCTTGCTGAATTCTTCAAGTTGTCGCGACTGCTTTTCTGTTATCTCGAAATCAGGTCGCGACATGTTTGCGAAGCGGGCGGATTCTTCGGCTGGTGCTGCTGCCAGGTTGATCAGGAGCGTCGAGACCGTCTCCTGCCATTCCTCGAAATCGTGGCGATCTCCCAGCGCCTGAAGTGCATTACCGAGCGCTTTCGAGACAATCAGCGTTCGCTTCTCGGCGCCGATTCGGTCGAGCAGCGCCTTCTCTTTCGCGCGCTTGTCCCGCTGGATCTGCGCGTTGTCCTTGGCCATGGCTTACCTCTTCGATTCCACTTGCCGGGATTGCCAGCCATGCAGGCCGGCGCCGCGCGGCGGTGATCTTGCTGATGCGCCTCATGGGGTGTCGGCGAACTTGAAGCCGTTCTCTTGGGCGATCAGCGTAACGCGCTTGATATGCATGCCCAGGTTCTTTGCTGCCACGCTGGCTACGACGCCCTTGGCGGCCTCGGCGCGTACTGCCGGTGCCAGCTTGTCGCGCTGGGCACGCAGGCGTTCGTGGTGAGCGGTGGTGCCATTGAAAGGCCCGTCGACACCCACACCGTTCGGGATGACCTGGGCGGTCTTGCCCGCGCCGAAGTAGGCATCCATCTGGCGGTTGAGGTCGGCGATCACCGCGTCTTTCGGGTTTGGCATCGGCTCACCGATCATTGCGCACCTCCTGAGAGCGTCACCTTGACGCCGTCGGCTCGCGCTTCAAGCGCTTGAGCGAAGTTGATCGCGTCTTTCCACTTCCAGCGAAACCCAAGCACCTTGCCGGTGGCACGCTCGGTGATGTGGTACGCCTTGCCCTTTGGCACGACCTGATAGCGAATCTCTTGCACGGGCTGCTCCTTACCGATCATGGCGTAGAGGGCGCTGGTGGCGATGCCTGCTCGCACACGGAGGGCCGCAAGCCCTTCGGAGCGCTGTTGAATTGATGGGTGCATGGCGGATATCTCAGTGGGTTGCGTTTATTCGTCAGCAACCTGACCGCCTGGTCTGTGCCGGTGGGCCCAGGGGAGGATGCTGACGGATAAAGGCAAGGCGTAAAAAAGCCCGATCGGGACCGGGCTTTCGTTGCGGTACATAGACCTCCCTATGTCACGCAGGGGGTGGCGGTCGAGCGCCTGGGCTTGTTGTTTACATGGCTGCCAATCCTCCGTGCTAGGTGGGTTGAAATGCAGGTGGCCGGCGCGCGCCGGATGTTCGTCCGCATCGGATATAGCTCGAATCCCTCCGAGTGTTGTCCGTCTTCACAAGGCGCTATTGATCGCACCAGCTCGGGACAAGGTGGCCACCCTGCTATCACGACAGAGGGCCGAGCTATATCCGATGCGGCCTGGTCTGGGGAGTACCAGGGCCTCGGGCAGTTAACGACAGGCTGTCGTGGCGCTGGTTGTTTGAAAAAAATTGAAGGAATGAATTACTGAAGGAATCTGCGGACAGGGCGCGCGAGCCGCTCGTTGCCCTTGACGTCGTAGTCGAGCCAGCCATCTTCAAAGTCCATGTGGTAGGCGTAGCTGGCGGAGCGCTGCGTTGAAGACAGGTAATACCACTCCTCGCTGAACGACTCGGGAGCGAACTGCCAGGCGTGATGCAACTCGCCAATGGAAGGCAGATAGAAGTCGGTATGCCCGTCGGCGGTGTACGCGGTGACTGCGATCGCGGCGGGGTGCTTGCCGTCTCGACTGATCAGGATCTCGGTATTGGCGCGGCCATCGGTTCGGCTCAATGCATCGACATCCACGCCGTAATCGCCGTATTCGTGACGACCTGGCACATCATGGGCTGCGTAGATGATGTGGCAGAGACCTTCTGGATACTGGCGAAGCCCACCGTAGATGCCGCCCTGACCAGGCCATGCAGCGCCTATTTCAGGGATGGTGATTTGTTGTTGCGCTGCTGTTTGCATGTTTGATTCCTCGTCGGTTGTCATCCCGCTGCACCCTGTCTCCAAGGTGCAGAAGTGATGCTGTCCGTCCTACTGCCGCCGGAAGGGGCGGGGCGCATTGCTTGCCGGGTCATTCGTGCCTACTGGGCATACACGGTTCTGGCGTTTCGCCATCGAGCAGCCGTCCAGGTTGTTCCTGTCGTTGGCAGGCTTTCGGGCCTGTCTGCTCGCCGGTCGCCGGTAGAGGCAATGCGGTCTGTTGTTTGTTGCGCTGACTGTTAAAGAGCGGTTCAGGCCCTGAGGCCCTAGGGAGTCCCTGTTGGGTGACTCGACGTGGCTAGTTAACCATCGGTTTATTTTAACGTCAATACCGATGGTTAATTTATTTTAATTGGGCGTGAGTTATGCTTTTGCCATCACTGGATGGATGTACAGCATAGGGTGGGGGCAAATGAGCAAAGCGCAGAAGGCTAAGCAGGTTGTACGAGTTGAGATGTCCGCGGTTGAGCGCTTAGGCCTACGGGTATCGTCAATGATCAATTCGCCACGAGCCCAGGAGCGGTGCTCGGCGGTCATTCATCGCCTGGACACGGATCGTGACGCCGAGTGGGATGAGGTCATGGGGAGGATCGCCGAGACGGACGGCGTGAACATGGTCTTCCAGGATGACGGCGGGGTGCTACTGGAGTGGGAGGCGCCAAGCGACGAGGATAGGGTGGTTGAGCTAGGGGAGGTGGAGGCGTTAGAGGAGGAGCCAGCGCCTTTCTGACAGTCGCAAAAAAGCCCGCGCTTGGCGGGCTTTACAGGTTTTCTGTGCTAACTAAGTGAGCGAGCCAGACCGAAGGCGATCGCGCCTACGCCGCCGGATAACACCAGCGCAGTAGCAATGAACCACTTGATCATTGACCCTTCCACTCTTGTGATCTCGGTACGAAAGTTAGCAACCGCAAGGTTCATTCCACCGGTCTCCTCCAAAATGTCGGCCTTAGAAGCCAAATTAGGGAAGACGTGTTTTTCAAATGAAGCGAGCGTGATTTCAATGCGGCCAAGAGACTCCCTTATTTCAGGGATAGATTTCTCAAGTGCGGCAACGCGAGCTTCCATCGGGTGACCTCCAGGCGGATTTCCACCTCCAGTATGGTCCCCACCTCCAGAATTGTCACCGCCGCGCTTAGGCCCCCACTCGGCAAGCCTAATAATCTCACTCATGTGCCGGCTCCTTGCCTTTTAGAAACTCCCTAATTTTATAGGTTGCAATGGTTGCAAAGTGCCCGCAATTTGGGCACACAACACCCACGTTCGAGTGCTTGTCGCCAGCCATTGAAACCTCAATAAATATCTGAAGCTTTGGGTCTTCAGCGCCTTCATCTTGCATGGCGATTTCCCAGCCACCCTTCCATTCGCAATGAGGGCACTTTGTGGTTCTCTTTCTTTCAATGAAAAAAGTTATCAGGTCATTTGCTCGAAGTGGAGGCAGCGACCCATCTTCGCAAAGGAGCACATTTTCTAATCCCTCAATCCGCGTCCTGGTAACCATTTCAATATCCTTGAATATTCGCTCAAAAATTTGGAGCTTCTACTTCAATTTCTACAGCATCCCGCCGCGCCATGCCGCGCGCTACAGGGGCTTACTCCTATTTATCTGTCCCGCCTTAACCTCATCCGCATAGCCCGCCAGCGTGTCCTCCATTGCCTGGTAGCTCAGCGCGAGAATCATCAGCTCCTTGGCCTCATCTTCCTGCCCAGCCTCGGACAGCCGCACGGCAGCCTGCATCAGATCGACGCCTGACCACTTCAGCAGGGCCGCAGCTTCTTTCAGGTCGCGACGTAGCTGCTGGTTGGGCTTGGTGAGGGGCATGGGTCAGGCCTTTCTCGCATTCCAGATCAGCAACACCTTGGCATGAACGATCACATCCTCAACTCGGGCTTCTTGGTCCCTAATATTAGGGTTGTCGGAAACCAGCAAAAAACGGTCAGCATCCAACACCTGAATCCGCTTGATGTACAGATGCTCATGCCAGGTCAGGACGTATATGCCCTCGCCAGCAAACTCGTTGACGCCCTTGTCTACTATCAGCGGGTCTTTGTCGTTGATCGTGCCCTCCATGCTTTGGCCCCAGCCGGTAATCATGGCTAGCGAGTGTGGGGAGGTATACGAGATGTTTTTCTCGCGCAACACGTCTTCGTGGATGATTAGATTGCGGACCACCTCGTTGTAGTCACCCGGCACTTGGCCGTGACCCATCGAGGCCCTGACATCGTACTGGCGAATCACGATCTCGCCCGCACGGGCCTTAAGCCCTGAAAAGTCGGCCTGAATAACCTTGCCCTGCGCCTCACTGGCCGCCGTGAGCGCAGCAGCAGCGATCTTCTCTTGCGCATCGGCGTCTAGATTCTTCCCCGCATGCTTGCGGATCATCTCCATAACCTTCTCAGCCGCACTCGCTCCTCCAATCGCAGCAGCCTTAACGGGAGCGCTGGTCAGTGCCGCTATCTCGCCAGCCAAACGCGGGCTGAATGCTGAAACGGGTTCATCAAGCATGCGCGCCAGTACCGCTGCGAACTTCGTGTTCAGGGGGTTGATGCCCTTGAAGTAGAGATTCACGGCAGCCGGTGTCATTCCCGCCTCATCGGCGATTTTCTTTTGACTGAGCTTCAGCTCGTTCTTCTTCGAGAGGAACAGGTCATGCGCGGCTGCGCATTCGGCAATCAGCTCGGGCGGGAGGATTCGTTTTTTGGTCATGGCGCAAATTTAAACCAATGGTTAAAAATAAGAAGAAACCATCGGTATTGATTAAAAATTAACAGATGGTTAATATCGGCCTCATCTACAAGCAGAGGCATGACCATGAATGAGACTCCCCTCGACAAGTTCGTGGCTGACAAAGGGCAGTCCGAAGCCGCACGGCTTCTTCGGGTGACCGCCCCAGCCATTTACAAAGCCCTATCCGCGAAACGGGACATTCGTGTTCTTGAACTGCCTGACGGCACATTCAAGGCAAACGAGCTCCGCCCGTTCCCATCCCAAAAATCGGCTGCTTAGCGTTCTCTTGGGAAACAGTTTGCAGCGCGTGATGGCACGCAGCCACATAAACAAGATTGAGGTTTTACGGATGCACGATTTTCTGAAGGCCTGCGACACCGTGGTTGATGAAGCCAACACCAAGCAACTGGCCACGTTGATGAATATGCCGCCCGTGAGCCTGCTTCAGCGTGCCAATGCGAACTACGACGGCGCCTGGTTCAACGTGAAGCACCTGTATGCGCTGCTCCTGCACACGCAAGACATGCGCCCGCTCGCCGCGCTGGCTGGCGAGTTCGGTTACTCGGTCTTGAAAAAGGACCAGCCAGCAGCCCTCGGCATTCATGAGGCGCTGGGTCGCGCAACTCTGGAGTTCGCCGAAGTAACCGTCGAGACCCATGCCGCGATGGCTGATGGTCGCGTTAACCAGGTAGAACGCGCACGGATCTTGAAAGAGATCGCTCACGCCGAAGAGGCGCTGGCGCAGCTGAAGGCATCAATAAAAGTCGCCTGAATCGCAGGCACAAAAAAGCCGGGCTGCAACCCGGCTCTTTCAACAACTTGTAAAACACTGTGGGGCCATTATGAACACGATTGTTGCTCCAAGCAATACCGTCACCATGTCGAGCCGGGAGATTGCTGAGCTCACCGGTAAGCAGCACAAGAACGTCCTTAGGGATGTGAACGTGATGCTTGAGTCGCTCGAAAAGGCTGGCTCAGATCTGAGCCAGGCAGTTCGATATATGGACGAGCGCGGTCGCACCTCGGAAGTTCGTCTAGATCGCGTACTGACCGAGACCTTGCTTACCGGCTACAGCATCCCTCTTCGTCATCGTGTCGTGACACGATTGCAGGAACTAGAAAAGGTGTCGCGACACTCCATGTCGCTGCCTACCAACTTCGCCGAAGCTCTCCAGCTCGCCGCCGATCAGGCCAAGCAGAACGCCTCTCTGCACCAGGTCATCCAGCAGCAGGCGCCCAAGGTTCAAGCCCTGGAGCGCCTGTCCGGTACCCACGGCTCGATCTGCATCACCACGGCTGCCAAGCAGCTCGGCATAGGCCCTCTCAAACTCTTCAAGTGGCTCAGCGACAACCGCTGGATCTATCGCCGCGCCGCGTTCTCGGCCTGGTCTGCGTACCAACCCCGCCTCACCGCCGGCCTGCTCGAGCACAAGCTGGTCAAGGTAGGCAAGGGCGCCGAGGAAGATCTCAAGGTGGTCGAGCAGGTCATGGTCACCCGCAAAGGCATCACCCATCTCGCAACAGTCCTTCAGGAGGCTTTGTAATGGCCGGCGACTGGATCAAATTCGAACTCACCACCCTGGACAAGCCCGAGGTTTGCCAGATCGCTGACTTGGCCGATATTGACCCTGATGCTGTCGTCGGCAAGCTGATGCGTGTGTGGGGCTGGTTCGACCAGCAAACAGAGAACGGTAACGCTCCGAGCGTTAGCAAAAAGTTACTTGATCGTCTCGTTGGCGTTATCGGTTTCTGCGANCACATGAAATCTGTTGCTTGGATGATCGAGATCGACGGNGTTATCAGCCTCCCNCACTTCGACCGNCACAACGGGAAGACCGCTAAAAACAGGCTTCTTACCGCAAANCGAGTGGCAAACCACAAGGCGAGTAACGGAAAAAGTAACGCTTCGAGCGTTAGCGGTGCGTTACCTAAAGAAGAGAAGAGAAGAGAAGATCAAAACCCTCTCTCTGCGCGGGAGCCGGTCGACCCTCGCATGCCCAGCGAGATGACCCTTGACTGGGTGCCGGACGAAAAGCTCTTGAAAACCTACGCCTTTCATCGTGGCCTGTCGCTTGACCTGTTCACCGAGGAGGTGCGGGTCGCATTCACCGGACACTACGAGCCACAGCACCAGGTCAACACTCAGGCTGAGTGGGTGAGCATGCTGGTCAAGTGGGTGAACAACGACAAGGCCCGCGCTGCAGCCACCAACGTCACACCGATACGTCAGAAGCCAGCACCGGCATCGGACTTCGATGACGACGACACCGACTGGCAGAACGGGGTGCAATCGTGATGAAGCAAGTATCCGCCGTTACCCAGGGCCTTTGGGCTAACCCCGCAGCCGGTGAGTTCATCCCGAAAGATGAGATCCAGGCGCCCCAGGACGAAGGCCGACGCCAGATGGCGGTCGCTATCAACGATCTGTTCACTGAGCTTCGTCTCATTCGCTCAGCATGGCGCCAAGCCTGGCCGGACAAGGAGACCTACCGAGCCGCCAAGGTCCAGTGGATGCAAGCCTTCCTCGACGAAGGCATCCGCACCCAGGGCCAGATCGAATTCGGCATGATCAAGGCGCGCAAGCAGGTGTCCGACTTCATCCCGAGCCCTGGTCAGTTCATTGAATGGTGCAAGCCGACCCCGGAAATGCTCGGCCTGCCTCCCTTGGCAGTGGCTCACCGTGAAGCCGTGAGGAACGCCCATCCAGGCATGGCGGGGCAGGGCAAGTGGTCGCACGATGCTGTCTGGCACACGGCCAAAGAATGCGGTTTTGAGAGCCTGAACAAGCTCGATGCCGCGCTGAGCCTGAAGCTGTTCGACCGGAACTACACGATCACTATTCGGCGCTTGCTCGACGGCTTGCCGCTTCAGTCAATGCCCAAGGCGCTGCCGGCCAAGGTAGATGGCCGAATCACTCCCGAAGTCGGCAAGGGAGCTATCGCCGAACTGCGCGCCCGGCTAGCAGGTGGCTCCAGATGAGCAAACTCACCAAAGCCGCCCGCGATCGCGAGTGCCAAGTACGGTTTCCCGGCTGCTCATGCGAACCATCCACCACAGTCCTGGCTCACTACCGCCTGGCCGGAACTTGCGGAATGGGCATGAAGCCGAACGACTTCCAGGCCGCCTGGGCGTGCGGTTACTGCCACGACATCGCCGACGGCCGCCTGCGCGCGCCGGTGCAGTTGACCCATGACGACGTGCGTCTTTACCTCGCCGAGGGCGTGATGCGTACCCAGGACATCCTGATTCGCGAAGGGAAGGTGAAGCTTTGAAACCGTTCAGCCCGAAGGCCTTCAGCGTCAAGCCGGTGCGCGCCAAGGCAGTTGACCGGGAGGGCCTGGAGCAGGCCGCGCTGATGAAAGAGATCAGCCTGCGCTACCCGGTCGCTGCCAAGTTGATCTACCACGTCCCGAACGGTGGTCACCGGCACAAGCTGGTGGCGATCAAGCTGAAAGAGCAGGGCGTCAAGGCCGGCGTGCCTGACCTGGTGCTGCCGATGGCCCGCGGCGGGTACTTCGGGCTGTACATCGAATTCAAGGCCCGGGCGCCGTATGACGCCGCCGTCTCCCCGGCCCAGGACGCATACCTGCAGGCGCTGACCGATCAAGGTTACCTGGCCATCGTTTGCCGTGGGCACGTCGACGCGATTGAGGCCATCAGGGCCTACCTTCTTCAACCCCAAACCAAGGCCGCCGCATGACCCAGACACTGCTCACTTCGTTTACCGACGCAGAGATCCGGCGGCAGGCCGGCAATACCCATATCCGTGACCTGCGTGATGCTCGGTACCCAGGCGTGTATTTCCGCTTCCATCAAAACCGTGATCGCGGTACTTGGCACCTGGTGGTGGGCAAGAAGTGGGAGAAGATCGCCGGATTTCCCGAGCTGCCGGTGAAGGGGTTGATCAGCGCGCTGCCGAAGATCCGCGAACGCCTGGCAGCCGACCCGAAGGCATCGGCCGCCGCCGGCACGTTGCAGACTGTTGGCCAGTTGCTGGACTGGTTCACCGCCCGCCAGTCCGTTGACCGCAGCCTATCGGCCAAGCGCCGCTCTACCAACACCTCGATCATCTCCTGCCACATGAAGCCACGGCTCGCCGATCTGTCGGTGGAAGAGGTGGACCGCTCGACACTCGACAAGCTCGTGATGTGGCCGATGCAGGCCGAAATGTCCCTGTCCTACGTCCGCCTGATGTGGGGCGTGCTGGTGGTCGCGTTCCGCCAGGCCGAGAAACTGCGGCTGATCACCACCAACCCCATCGCCGGGTTCAAGTTCACCGACTTCACCAAGGCCCGCATCCAACCCAAGCCATCACGGCTGCGCGCCGTCCAGCTCGAGGAAGTGATCGGGCAATTGGCCGCCGGCTTCGACCAACACCCTCAGGACTGCATGCTGGCCCTGATGATGTTGTGCCACGGCACACGCTCCGGGGAGACCAGGCAGGCCCAATGGTCGCACCTGACCTTGGGCGAGCAGGGTGAGTGGTTCATCCCCACCGAGAACACCAAGACCCGCTGCGAGCATCACCTGCCGCTGACCCATCAAGTCTGCGCTCTCCTGGAGCGGTACCGGGATTGGCAGGCGGCCAAGGGCTACAAGGGCACCTACATGTTCCCCGCGCGCAACCGCGGCCCGATCAGTGATAGTCAGGCCTGTGCCGTGTTCACCCGGTTGGGTAAGGGCGAGTGGACCAGCCACGACCTGCGCAAGGTTGCCCGCACCGGGTGGACCGACCTGGGCGTCGACTTCCTCATCGGCGAGATGCTGGTCAACCACACCATGACCCGCAACGTGCAGACCTACATCCACACCTCGGCCGAGCTGCTCAAGCGCGAAGCCCTGAACAAGTGGCACGACTGGTTAGACGGGAAGGGTTTCAACCTGATTCACCGCTCGACCATGACTAGAAACGGAAATTCGCACAATGGCGCCGAGGCCTTGAATGGCGCGGCCTCTAGCCAAATCCAGAAACCATAAAAGGCGAGGTTTAAATATGATGAAAAAGAGCAGTGGCCCCGCCTTTGTGCGTTGCCTGATACCGATGACCGAGTGCCCTTCCTGCTTTGGTGCCGGCTTGATCCAGGGTGTGTTTCATCAGCTCGAATGCATTGGCTGCCACTCTTCTGGTTTCGTTCATGCCGAAACGCTTGAGCCTCTTCTGATGCAGGACCTGGTTATCCAGCTGGGCATGCTGGCTCGCCGTAGCCGCAACCAGAAGAGTCTTGCTCCAGCAATAGGCGGCGCCCAGGACCAATACAACCAGAACAACCGTCGTGGCCCTGGTGCCACCAACTTCACAGGGGATTGAGCCATGGCTATGTACAGAGACGTGATGGGCACCCTGGTTCGGGTGCTGGCAGCGGACAACATCGACAACAGCACCAAGCAGTCCTGGCAGAAGCTGATCGACGCCGACCTTCGCCAGGGTGGTGCCGGCAGCACCCTGTCAGTACGTGACAAGTTCGATTACGACTGCTGCCTTTACGCGCTGCTGCACCGCCAGCTCGAGCCGGCTCAGTGGGATGTGCTGGTGGCCAAGTACTCAACCCACAAGGCCAACAAGGTCAGCGCCATCGGTAGGCTGGTGGCGCGAATGGTTTCGCCGGCACCGCAGCTGTTCATCTATAAGGCGCTGACGGCCTGGGCCATACCGAAGCTGAAGGGCGTGCAGGTTGGCAAGCGCTCCACCGACATGATCGTGCTTCCGCCCGAGTTTTACGACATGAACACCTGGGACCTGGCGGGCTCCCCAGAGCGCACGCGCCGCAACTGGCGAGGCGGAATCCACAAGCGTTTGGAGAGGCTCGAAGAGCAGGCCGTGATCCACGCGACCGAGATATTCGACAGCGAGCAAATCTTTGTAGATGCCGCTTGACCTGTTGGCCGACTGGCCGTAAATTAACCCCATCATGTCGATCTTGCGTGTTATGAGAGACGACCAAAAATTCTGAGCCTCGCCACTGTGCGGGGCTTTTTCGTTTCTGGAGAAGAGTAATGACCGATCAAGCGAAGAATGACGCTCAGCCGGTAATTGACGCGGTTGTCGTGGGTGACGCTGGGCGCCTGATCCGCGCTTTGCGAGGCTTGGCCTCGGCAATGCCTGCGGTGTTCATTCGCGTGACGGGCCAGTTGATCGAGTCCACCCAGCAGGAATTCGTCAGCGGCCTGTGCATCGGACTTGGCTGCATCAGCGATTTCTACCACGCCGACGGCAAGGTATTCGGTGTCGTATACACCGACACTACAATCTTCACCCGTCAGGCGGGTCGTTCAGGCGTCGGCCTGGATTACGAGGAGGTTAAAAGAATCGTCCTGGAAGTTTGCGCTGAGCACGATGAGACGGTCCTTAAGGAGGCGATGCGGCTCAAAAATTCGATGGAGGAGCTGGATAAGCTGCTGGCTGGGCACTCCTTTGCTGACAGCAAGCTGATTAGCCTGGCGCATGTTGATCTGTTTAAGGGTCATGCTCTGTTGCTGGCCGCATTGAATCCAGCGGTACGCGACCAGCATAACGGCGCCGCTACCGCTGGAACATCACTTCAATTTGACATCTCAGCCCGGGGTCACTTTCCAGCTTGAGCGAAGATGTTTTCTAGCGACTTTCGTAGTTCGTCGGCATTAATGCCAGGCCGGTCGCCAAGAAGTCCAAGTTGAGATAGCACCTCCTCCTTGGCTGCTGAAACGACATTTGCACCGCCAGATTTGTTCAGCGCGTTTATCAGTGCGATCACAGACCATTGTGTTGCCAGGCCTTCTGTTCCTAAGTCGGTCATTTTTCCTCCTTGTTTCGTGGTTGTCGAGACCGAACGATAGCACGGAGCCATTGCCCGCCACCGAGCGGGCTTTTTTATTCCTCTACTCCCTCGCCGGGAGGATACCGAGATGCCAAACATGCCAGACAAGCCAGACACCTGGGCGATTGTGCTTGCGTGGTTGAGCCAGCATGCGCCGATCCTTTACCCGGCCGGCCTGTCCTTCGCCATGGCCGTGTTGCGCATCACCTATGGTGGTGGCTCGCGCCGCCAGATGCTGGTGGAAGGCGTGCTGTGTGGAGGCCTGACGCTGACCATCATCAGCGGCCTGGAGTTCTTCGGCTTGCCGCAGAGCATGGCCACCTTCGTTGGTGGCTGGGTCGGCTTCCTCGGTGTTGAGAAGATCAGGTCGATAGCTGACCGGGTTACGGACTTCAAGCTACCAAACAGGACGCCTTGAACATGCCACTCAGGCCAAAGAAACCTTGTAACGCTCAGGGCTGCAACGTGCTTACCCGAAACCCGCGCTACTGCGATGCCCACAAGGACATCGGAAAGAGCGCCGAGGCCAAGCGCCGTGAGCAGCAGCGTGAGACCAGCGCTCAGCGTGGGTACAGCTACAAGTGGCAGCAGGCTCGCAAGGCGTACCTGACCAAGCATCCTCTCTGTGCTGAGTGCGAGCGTCAGGGCTTGGTGGTCGCGGCCACTGACCTTGACCACGTCGTTCCTCACAAGGGTGACAAGGCCGTGTTCTGGGACAGTTCGAACTGGCAAGCCCTGTGCCATCCCTGCCATAGCAGGAAGACGGCGTCCGAGGATGGCGGCTGGGGCAATCCGTCGAGAAATCGTGCGAATTGACCGATTCGAGCCCCGTAATGAGGATGAATCTCAATACGGGAGGGGGAGGGTGAAAAGTTCGGGCTTTTCGTGAGCTAGACCGTCCCCTTGGCCTTTTTCTTACACCCGCGAAATTAAAAATTCAGGAGTTGCGCGATGGGAGGCACCGCCACGGTCGCCGGCCGTGGTCGCAAACCCAAGCCAACGGCCAAAAAATTACTCGCCGGAAACCCTGGCAAGCGCGCGCTGAATACAGCCGAACCTCAGTTTTCAAAGATCACCCAGATCGACCCGCCGGATTGGTTCAGTCCTCGGGCAGCCACCATGTGGAACATGATTGTTCCGGAGTTGCTGCGCGAGAACGTGGTGGCGATCACGGACCTGCATAACGTCGAGGCATTCTGTAGCGCCTACGACAACTGGCGACTCGCGCAGGAATCGATCCAGAAGAACGGAATCGTTGTTGCCGGCGCTACCGGTGGGCCTATGAAGAACCCCGCGCTTACAGCCGCTAACGAAACGATGCGCCAGATGGTGACGTTCGGTTCGATGCTGGGCCTGGACCCTGCCAGCCGCACACGACTGATCGGCGGCAACAAGGAGAAAGAAACCAACGAATTTGCCAACCTGCTGAGAACCTGATGACCAAATCTGCCCACCCCAATGTCGACAAGGCAATGGCGTGGGGTCGGTCGTTGCTCCGCGGTAAGGTCCCTGCGTGCCGTTATATCCACCAGGCAGTGCAGCGTCACTTCGACGACCTGGCCGCCAGCCGCAAGCGCGGTTTCCGTTTCAAGTTCGATCCGGCGAAGGCAGAGAAAAAGCTCAAGCTGATGCAGTTGCTCCCGCACACCAAGGGCGAGTGGGCGTTCAAGCGTCAACTGATCACGCTGGAGCCATGGCAGTTGTTCGGCCTGGCTGTGACATTTGGCTGGGTCAAGAAGAAGGGCGGTCACCGCCGGTTCCGTGAAAGCTACTGGGAAGTGCCCAGGAAGAACGGAAAATCTGTTGTCGCCGGCGGTGTTGGCATCAGCATGTTCGTTGCCGATGGCGAATTTGGTGCCGAGGTATACGCCGGTGCGACCACAGAGAAGCAAGCGTGGGAGGTTTTCCGGCCCGCGAAGCTCATGGTCAGCAAGTCACCGATGCTGATTCAGGCCGCCGGCATTGAGGTGAATGCCTCGAACATGAATATTCCGTCTGACTTCAGCCGGTTCGAGCCACTGATCGGCAATCCCGGCGACGGCGCTTCGCCCAGCTGCGCCATCGTTGACGAATACCACGAACACCCAACGTCGGCCCAGTACGACACCATGCTCACGGGGATGGGCGCCCGGCGTCAGCCGCTGATGTTCATCATTACCACCGCGGGTGCGGACATCGAGGGGCCGTGTTACGACAAGCGTCGCCAGGTCGTTGAGATGCTGGCCGGCACCGTGCCGGACGAAGAGTTGTTCGGCTGGATATGGACGCTGGACGAAGGGGACGACTGGACCGACCCGAAGATGCTGGCCAAGGCCAACCCGAACCACGGTGTTTCAGTGTTTCAGGAGTATCTGGAGAGTCAGCAGGCCAGGGCCATTCGCTCGGCGCGCTTCGCCAACACCTTCAAAACGAAGCACCTAAACCTCTGGGTGAGCGCCAAGTCCGGCTTCTACAACATGGAAAGCTGGAAGGCTTGCGAAGACACGTCGCTGACCCTGGAGCAGTTCGAGGGGCAGGAGTGGATTGCAGGTTTCGACTTGGCACGAAAGCTCGACATGAACTCGAGGGCGAGACTGTTCTGGCGCGTCATCGATGGGAAGAATCACTACTACAGCATCGCGCCGAAGTTCTGGGTTCCTTACGACACAGCGTTCAACACCGATAACAAGCGCATGGCGGAGCGCTTCCAGGCTTGGATTCACACCAAGCATTTGGAGGTGACCGACGGCGCTGAGGTCGACTACCGCGAGATCCTTGAGGACACCAAAGAGGCAAATCATCACGCCCCGGTGCGTCAATGCCCGATTGACCCGCACGGCGCCACAGGCCTGAGTCACGACCTTGATGACCAGGGTTTTGAGCCGATCACGATCACTCAGAACTACACCAACATGTCCGACCCCATGAAGGAGTTGGAGGCCGCCATTGAGGCGGGCCGTTTTCACCATGACGGCAACCCGATTATGACCTGGTGTATCGCCAACGTGATCGGCAAGAACATGCCGGGGAACGACGACATTGTCCGTCCAATCAAGCAAGGCGACGACAACAAAATCGACGGCGCCGTAGCTCTGATCATGGCGATCGGGCGTGTCCTGGCAAACCTTCACCCCGAAGACACTCTCTCTGACCACATCTCAAAGCACGGAATTCGAACCCTATGACCGACGAAATCAAGCCGCCAAAGTTGGAGGCGCTGAAAGAGGCTGCCCCCGATCTCGTCGGCGTCCTTGGTTTGGCATTGCTGACCCGTGGTCTTTGGTCCTGGATGGGTGAGCCACTGGCGTTGACTGTCTGTGGTGCGCTGTTAATCACCTTGTCAGTGGTCTCTATTGTTCGAGGGGGCCGCTGATGCTTCGCGCGATGCTTGGAAGGAAGAGCGTAGCTCAGGTCATTGATACGCCAGAGAAGCTGGCTCAGGCGCTGGGTGCAGGCTACGAAAGCAATGCCGGTCAGCGAGTAACAACTACCAGCGCCATGCAGCAACTGGTCGTATTCAACTGCGTTCGGGTGTTGGCCGAGTCGATGGGGATGCTGCCATGTCGGCTACTTAAGCAGACCGGTCGAGTTCGATTGCCCGCAACGACACACCGGCTCTACCCACTCATTACTATGGCGCCGAATAGCTACATGACCGCCCAGGAGTTCTGGGAGATGTTGGTGGCGTGCCTGTGCCTTCGTGGCAACTTCTACGCCTACAAGGTGATGGCGCTGGGGAACGTGGTTGAACTATTGCCGCTCAGCCCTGACATCGTTACGCCAAAACTCAAAGACGACTGGACGGTTGAATACACCGTCAACTTTAAGTCGGGGACACGGACGCTGACCCAGGATGAGCTGTGGCATGTGCGGCTATTTACGCTTGACGGGCTCAACGGGTTAAACCCAATCGCCTATGCGCGCCAAGCGCTGGGCCTGGGCCAGGCAATGGATGCTCACGCCGCCAAGCTCTTCACGAATGGTGCCGTTACCAGCGGTGTTTTGCGCACTGAGCAGCAGCTCACTGACGAAGCATTTGCGCGGCTCAAGGCGGACTTTCAGGGCGAGCACATGGGTGTGGCCAACGCCTATAAGCCAATGATCCTGGAGATGGGGCTGGATTGGAAGCCGATCAGCCTTAACGCCCAGGATACCCAGTTCATTGAATCCAAAAAGCTGACAGAAGCGCAGATCTGCGGCTTGTTCCGTGTGCCGCCGCACCTGGTTGCCAGCATGGAGAAGATGACGCTCAACAACATTGAGCACATGGGCATGAGCTTCGTGAACTACTCGCTGGTTCCGATCATGACTCGCATCGAGCACCGCATCCAAGTCGGTCTGCTCAACGAGAAAGACCGACTTACCCATTACGCCAAGTTCAACGCGGGAGCGCTGATGCGCGGTGATCTGAAGGGCCGATACGAATCCTACGGCAAGGGCATCCAGTGGGGGATCTTGAGTCCCAACGACTGCCGCGAACTGGAAGATGAGAATCCTCGCGAAGGCGGCGACATCTACCTCACCCCAATGAACATGACCACCAATCCAGAGGCTGTCGACAATGCAGACAAAACAGCGCCTTGACGTGCCGCTGACCATTAAGCAGGTCAGTGACAACGGCGAGTTCGAAGGCTACGGGTCGGTGTTCGGCGTCGTTGACAGTTACAGCGATGTTGTTGTGCGCGGCGCATTCACCTCAAGCCTGTCCAGATGGAAAGAGAAAGGCCGCCTGCCGGCGATGCTCTGGCAGCACCAAATGAGCGAGCCTATCGGCATCTACACCGAGATGCGCGAGGACGACGTTGGCCTGTACGTCAAAGGCCGGCTTCTGATTGAAGCTGATCCGCTGGCCAAGCGCGCGCACGGGCATATGAAGGCGGGAAGCCTTACCGGGCTATCCATCGGCTACATGCTCGAAGACGGTGGTTACGAATACGACAAGGAAAAGGGCATCTGGCTGCTGAAGGCTATCGACCTTTGGGAGGTCTCCCCGGTCACCTTCCCGGCCAACGACGAGGCCCGGATCACTGATGTGAAATCTCTGCTGGCCCGCGGCGAATCACCGCCGCCCAGCAAAGTGGAGCGAGCCCTTCGAGAGGTTGGGTTTTCTGGCTCCCAGGCCAAGGCCTTTATGGCCAAGGGCTACGGCGCAGTTTTACCGCGAGAGGCGGATGCCGGCGAAACGCTGCAACCTTTTAAAAAACTTATTGACCGAATGTAAGGAGCCTCTCATGGCTGTTGAATTGAAAGACGTGGAACAAGTCGCTGAAGCCTTGGGCAAGAAGTTCGACGAGTTCAAGGAAAAGAACGACAAGCGCATCGACGGCCTGGAAGCCGAAAAGGGCAAGCTGTCCGGCCAGGTTGACACCCTCAACGAGAAGTTGAGTGAGCTGGATGAGCTGAAAAGCAATCTGGAAAAAGAACTATTGGCCCTCAAGCGCCCAGACGGCACTGGCACCAAGGCTGCCAGTGAGCACAAGGCTGCTTTCATGCAGTTCGTGCGCAAGGGTGTAGATGCTGGCCTCGGTGAGCTCCAGGCCAAGGCGTTGCAGATCGGTGTCGAATCCGATGGCGGCTTTGCTGTCCCGGAAGAGCTCGACCGCAGCATCATCGAACTGCTGCGCGATAGCTCGCCGATGCGCCAGGTCTGCAACCAGATCACTGTTGGCACTCCAGACTATAAGCGCCTGGTGAATCTCGGCGGTAACGGTGCTGGCTGGGTAGGCGAAACCGATGCTCGTCCAGCGACCAACACCCCGACCTTGGGCCAGATCCAAGCGTTCATGGGCGAGATCTACGCCAACCCGCAAGCCACCCAGACCAGCCTTGACGACATGTTCTTCGACGCTGAAGGATGGTTGAACACCGAGGTCGGCCGCGACTTTTCCGAAAAAGAAGGTAATGCGTTCCTGCTCGGCAACGGCGTCAATAAGCCAAAAGGCCTGCTGGCCTACGGCCTGGACGTAAAGGGCGACGACACGCGCGCGTTCGGTGTTCTGCAAAAGCTGATCACTGGCACCGCTGGCACTGTTACCGGTGACAACCTGATCGACCTGATTCACTCGCTCAAAGCCGGCTACCGCGCCAACGGCACCTGGATGATGGGCAACCTCTCTGTGGCCTACATGCGCAAGCTGAAGGACAGCGAGGGCAACTACCTGTGGCGTCCAGGCTTGGAAGCGGGCGCACCGTCGGTTCTGCTGGGCTACGGCATCACCGAGAACGAAGACATGCCGGACATCGCCGCTGATGCCAATGCCATCGTGTTCGGCGACTTCAAGCGCGCCTACACCGTGGTGGATCGCATCGGCACCCGCGTGCTGCGCGACCCCTACACCAACAAGCCATACGTTGGCTTCTACACCACCAAACGCGTCGGCGGCATGCTGGTCGACTCCCAGGCTGTGAAGGTTCTGACCCTCAGCGCAGCGTAAGCGTGGCAGGCGTCTTCGGGCGCCCGCTCCTACAGGAGGCCGCAATGCCAACGATCATTGTTACAAAGCCATTCCCGTTCGCGGTCGAGGGCAATCATGTGATCCAGATCGAAACCGGCGAGCAGGAAGTTTCTGACCGCTGCGCCATCGTTGCGGTGGAGCACCTGAAGTACGCCACGCTGGCCGGCGAGTCGAAGACCGAGCGTAAGCAGCGGAGTAAACCATGATTGATCTGGAAATCGTCAAGGTGCACTTACGGGTCGACCATGACGATGAGGATGCGCTGATACAGGGCTACACGGATGCAGCCCTCAGCGCGTTTGAGACCTGGACCAATCGCACGATAGTTGATCCTGAGACGGCTTTGCCTGATCCAGTCGGCAATGCGCTGTTGATGACCAAGGCGATTAAGCAAGGAGCGCTGTTGCTGATCGGGCACTGGTATAGCAGCCGCGAGACGGTGGTGATCGGAACGATCACTGCGGAACTGCCAATGGCAACCAATGCTCTGTGGAAGCCTCACCGCTGGGTGAATGTATGAGAGCCGGCCCAATGCGTCACCGCTGCACGATGTACAAGCCGGTTCTGACCAAGAACAAATCAGGTGGCTTCGATACAGCCTGGCTCGATATCGGCAAGCTTTGGGCTGAGATCGTTTTGCCAACTGGGCGCGTTTCGCCAGTGGCTGAACAATTGAAAGCCGTGGTCACCGCCGAAATCCGAGTCCGTCCGCGCAAGGATGTTGTCGCGGGCAATCGACTCGTGGAAATGGTTGGAGGCCACGCCATCGCAACCTACCTGATCGAAGCCGCGCTGCCGAATAACGAGCGCGACATGCTTCGGCTGCTGTGTTCAAACGTCCCCAACCCTTAGAGGTGAATCATGAAAGTTATTGCCCTGGGCACCCTGTCCGGCGCCACTGGCGACCGGGAGAAGGGTGAAGAGTTTACGGTGGATGCCAGGCTCGGCGCCGACCTTGTGTTGCGTGAACTGGTACGGCCAGTGCCCGATACAGCGCCTGCGTCTGAAAAGGCAGCCAAGGCCAAGGAGTAGGCCATGGCCGCCCGCCGCTCGCGCATGTCCGGAGACTTCAAGCTGCGCCGGACGCTTCGCACCATCCACCAATCCATGGATAACGAACTGGCCCCGGTAATGCGCGACAGCGCTGAGCGGATTCTTTCGACGATGAAGGATTTAATCCCGAAAGACACTGGTGCCGCCGCTGCTGAGCTTACGATTTTCGTTTCGCAAAGCGGCCTCGACGCACAGATCGGTATCCGCGGGAAGAAGAACAAGCGACGGTTCTTCTACCTGCGCTTCATCGAATACGGCACCAAGGGCTACACCGGAAACAAGCGCGCCGGGGGTCGCACGCGCCGCCCCACGAACAAGGCTGACGGCACCAACTTCTTTGGCAAGTATCCAGATATACCGGCCCGCCCGGCGCACTCATGGCTTCGTCCTTCGAAGGACGTGAACCGGGAGTATGTGGTGGCCAACATCAAGGCGGCCATTGCGCGCACGCTGAGCAAGGCGAGTAAGGGGCTATCCAATGGCTGATCCGTCTGTTGCGTTGCAGGAGGCGCTGTTCTCCAGGCTGGAGGCCGAGGTCTCGTGCCCAATCTACGATGGGGCGCCGCTGGACACGGCGATGCCATACGTGTCCATTGACCGAGAACTGTCCACGAACATCTCGCCCATCGCCGGCCGGAAGCGCGAGCAGCGCCTGATTTACCTGTCGGTATGGTCGGATGCCCACGGCCAGGCCGAGGTGAAGCGAATCCTCGGCGAGGTTGTTGCGGCTCTGGATGAGCGCCGGCTGCCATTGACCGTTGGCCGGGCCGTGTCGGTCCGGGTCGAGCAGGCCGACGCCCAGCGCGATGCTGACGGCGTCACGTATCAGGGATCGATCACGGTCCGCATTATCACCACGCATTAAACCCAACACCGGCCGCCCCGCGGCTTTATCCAATGTGCCTTTGGAGGAACCCCCATGGCCGACGACAACCTCAATACAGCCGCCGGCTGCCGGATCAGCATCGGCAGCAAGAACGGCGCGGATACCGAAGCGCTCTACAAGGCAGACACCTACGTCGAGATCGGCGAAGTGGAAGACCTTGGCGAGTTCGGCGACACCTTCAGTTCGGTGACCTTCACCTCGCTGCGCGATGGCCGCGTGCGCAAGTACAAGGGCACTGCTGATGCCGGCGACCTGACCCTGGCCGTCGGCCTGGACAACGGCGATGTGGGCCAGGCCAAGCTGAAGATCGCTCACAAGGATCGCAGCAAGGGCGACTACAACATCAAGATCACGCTGAACGATGGCGATCCTGATGCCGCCCCGGCGATTCTTCCTACCACCTTCTACCTGCGCGGGAAGGTAATGAACAACACCGTCGCCGCCGGCGCTGCTGACAACGTAGTTCGCCGCAACGTCACGATCGGCATCAACTCCGACATCCTGGAAATTCTCCCGGCTGCCGCGGCATAACCCTCGGGGCTTCGGCCCCGCTCCTCAAGGATTCGAAACATGAGCAAGACTCTTCACGGTACCGTCGAGATCAAGCTCGGCGACGAGGTCTATACCCTCATGCCGACGCTCGGCGCCGTGCGCGCCATCGAGGCGCACTTCGGTGGTCTGCGCGGGGCATCACAGGCCATCAATGCGCTGAGTATCGACGGTTGCGCTGTGATCATCGCCGGCGGCGCGGGCTTGAAAGGGAAGGCCGCCGAGGCTGTAGCTGAGCAGGTTTGGCAGACTGGCGTGCTGGACGTGTCTGTGCAGCTCAACGGCTATCTGGTCGCGCTGTACAACCCGAAGGGCCCTGATGCGGGAAAGGAAAAGCCGGCGGCGGCGTAAGTGCTGTCGAGGACGGCAGCTACGTCGACCGGCTCTATGCGGTGGCCACCGGCTGGCTGGGCTGGCCGCCTGACCTGGCCTGGTCCACGCCGATGCCCGAACTGTTCCTGGCTATGGACGCCAAGATCGAGTGGGCGCAGATGACCAACCCCTTTGGTGGCGGAAAGGCGAAAGCCAAGACCGATAAGCCATCCGCGTCGACTGTGGCCGATAAGCTGCGGCAGGCGCTCACGGGGCGCCAGGCGGCTTGATGTATCTGGTTTCTGGTACATTGCGCACTCACAAGGAGAGGTTGCAATGTCATGAAAAAGATACTCGCTGTAATAGCTGCATGCGTGCTCGCTGCTTGCAGCACTTATGGTAAGCCTGTCACACAAGCGCAGCTCGACAGAATCAAGCAGGGCGTGACAACCAAGGATGACTTGCTCGGTAGCTTCGGTAAGCCGCTGGTCACGGCGCGTAACTCTGACGGTACACAGGTTATGTCTTGGGGGTACGCAAAGGTAGGCTTTGCCGGTTCCAGCTACACAAATCAAGCACTGAGCGTTGTGTTGGACGCTAGCGGCAAGGTGGTGAGCTTCACAACTACCGACACGGCAAACCCATAACCCGAAATCGAAAAATAGAAAACTAGAGAGCCCAGCTATCCGCTGGGCTTTTTTATGCCTGGAGAAAAGCATGGCCGACACCGACGTACAGGGGATGCTCGTCCGCATCGAGGCGACCACGGCCCAGTTGCGTCAAGAGATGGCACGCGCCGACTCTAGTGTCGCGCAGGTATCCGGGAAGATTGATAAGAGCCTGGGGCGTGTTGATGTCGCCTTTGATCGGGCGGGCGAGCGAGCGCAGCATGCATCTGGACTGATAAAGAGCGCCATGGCCGCGGCTATTGGCGCGGCCGGTATCGGAAAGATTATCGAGGCCGCAGACTCATACGGACAGATGTCCGACCGGATCGGTATGGCTACAGTGAGCGTGGGTGAATACGATCTGGTGCAGCAGCGCCTGCTCGATACTGCAAAGCGCACCTACCGTCCGCTGGCTGAGGCTCAAGAGCTTTATATCCGAACCTCAGACAGCTTGAAGTCCATGGGTTACAACACCAGCCAAGCGCTGGATGTGATGGACAGCTTCAGCTTCCTTCTTGTGACGAACTCGGCGTCTGCGGACAAAGCCAGCTCTGCTATTGACGCCTACTCGAAGGCGCTCCAAACCGGAAAGGTTGAGGCCGATGGCTGGCAATCAATCCTCGCCGCGATGCCGACGGTTGTTGACACTATTGCCAAATCCACTGGGAAGACAGCCGAAGAGATTCGAAGTCTCGGCGCCCAAGGGAAGCTGGGGCTCGATATTCTGACCGAAGGCCTTCAAAAGGCCTCAAAGGCAAATGGCGAACTGGCTGACGGCATGAGCATCGCAGTGCATGATGCGGTACAAAATTTGTCCAACTCGTTCGGTGTTTACGTTGGGCGCTTGAACGAAGCGACAGATTTCACAGGCACCCTCGGCAAGGCTATCAGTTTGGTCGGGGACAATTTCGAGACGATTGCAGACGTTGCAATAATGGCCGCTGTCGCTGCGCTTGCGCGTTATGGCGCCCTTGCAGCGACATCGGCGGCAACTGCTACCTACTCAGCCTTTAAGGATGTTGCGGCCAGAAAAGCTCAGGCCACGGCCGTGTTGTTGGTGGCTCAGGCAGAACAGCAGAAAGCCCAAACTTCTGTTTTCCTAGCTGAGAAGGAAGCGATCGCAGCACGCGGGACTGCTGTACAGACACAGATGTCTCTCCAGCTTGCGGAGGCCCGCCTTGCGGAGACGCGGGCCACCAATGCTGTGGCGGCCGCTCAGGTCGGCGTGAGCCGGGCAGGGGTTGGCCTTGTCGGCATGCTTGGCGGTCCGGTCGGCGTGGCCGCGCTGGCTATCGGCGCCGCGACCGCGTTTCTAACTCTTCGTGACAACACAAGCGTTCTCGAGGAAAAGCTTGGTGATCTCGGCGACCCTATCGACAAGCTGGCAGAGAAGTTCAACAAGCTAAATCGTGCAACTCAGGCCGTTACTCTACGAGAGCTGAGGGCATCGATCGCAGATACTGAAGAAGAGCTTTCTGGCGCTGCCGGAACAATGGCCTTCGAGTTCCAAAGCAGTATGGCCAATGCCGGCCTGGCTGGATCTTCCGGCTTTATGGCGGGGATTACGCCGCTCTCGGCTGAGCTGCAGTCCGCCATGGACCTGATGAACAAGGCTGTGGCTGACGCCTCTAAAGGGCAGGCCGTTGATTGGAAGGCGCTGGCGGATCAGTTGCGATTGATCCCTGGCGTCACAGAGGAAATGGCCCAGGCCATTGAAAGCGGGCAGATCAAAGTTTCGGGGCTGACGGATGTTCTGGATAAGCAGCGCGAAACCCTCGCGTTGCTAACCGGCGAAACCGATTCGAATACCCGCGCCCAGGGCGAGAACAATGCGGCGAAGGCTGCGGCTGCGCAGGTTGGACAGAAGTACTTGGAGCAGTTGCAGAAGCAGCTCGGCGCCGCCCAAGACAAAACCAGCCTTGAGGCAGCAAACCGCTTCATTGCGGAAAACACTGACCTCACCAACGAGATGGTCGTTGCGATCCGCTCGGCGGCAGCCGCTAAGGATTCGCAGAAAGCCAAGGATGACGCCGCCGCTAAGGCACTGAGGAAGAACACAACCGAATCGAACTCTGCCGCCAAGCAGCAGCTCAAGTCTTTCGACACCGCCGAGGAGGGCTACAAGCGCCAGATCGAACTGATCAACACCACCGGCAACAAGCAGAACGAAGCCACGGAGGTGATGAAGCTTTCCTTCGAACTCCAGGAGGGCAAGCTCGGAAAACTGAGCGAGGCGCAAAAGAAAAAGCTCCAGGGCATGGCTGCCGAGCTGGATGCGCTGAACAAGCTGAAGAAGGCCAATGAGGACGACCTGAAGCTCACGGCGTTCAAGAATGCCCAAGCGCTGACTACCCAAACCACGAAGGACGGCTTCGACCAGGAGTTGGCTGGCGTCGGTATGGGCGACAAGGCCCGGGACCGGATGCGCGCTGATCTGGCTATGCGGCAGAAGTACGCGGCTGACGTTGCGCGCCTCAATGAGCAGCGCAACACCGGGCAGATCACGCCGGAGCTTTATGCCAATGAGACCCAGGTCCTGCAGGATGAGCTGAACAAGCGTCTGCTGGCGCAGGAGAACTTCTACGCTGCGACGGATGAACAGCAAGCCAACTGGATGAATGGCGTCAACGAGGCTTGGGCCAATTACGCGGATGCGGCGCGCGACTATTCAGCCCAGGCAACGGACATCACCAATACCGCATTGAGCGAGGCAACCGGTGGGCTTGGCACTTTCTTCTCGGACGTGGCCAGTGGAGCGGAGGACGCCGATGACGCCCTGGGCGACATGGTCGGTAACTTCGCCAAGTCGATGCTCAAGGCTTTGGGGGATATGGCGGCGCAGTGGCTGATCTACCAGGGCGTGCAGTTGCTGGTGGGCAAAACAACTCAGGCTGGCGCCGCCACCACTTTGGGTGCCAATGCTCAGGCTATGTCCTTGCAGGCTGGCCTGAACGCTTACGCCTCGACTGCGGCAATTCCGATCATCGGGCCAGCAGCCGCGCCTGCGGCAATGGCAGCGGCGCTGACCGTCACCGGCCCCCTGGCATCGGCGGTGGGTATGACCGCGCTGGCGGGTATGGCGCACGACGGTATCGATTCGGTTCCCGAAGATGGCAGTTGGTTTCTGCAAAAGGGTGAGCGGGTTACCACGGCTCAAACCAGCGCGAAGCTGGATGCAATGCTGGCGAGGATCGACAACGGCCTGAGCGGTTCGCAGCCCCAAGCCCAGATAGGCGTGGGCAGCTTGGAGTCTGCTGGCGACGGGCGCGCAGCAATGGTCGGCTCTTCTTCCGAACCAGCAAGTGGTCCTTCTCAAATCTTCTTCAGCGCACCCGTTACGGTTCAGGCCCAGCCGGGAATGAGTGGTCAGGAGGCACAGATGCAGGGTGACTCAATCGGTGCAGCGCTTGAGTCGCGTATGGGTAAGTTTCTGGACGCGGAAATGCGCCAGGGTGGCCGGCTGTGGAGGCGTTGATGGCTGAAGAATTTACCTTTGATGTGGAGGCCGGGCTCGATGGCGATATCAGCCAGCGCACCTGGGAGAACGAGTTCGGTGACGGCATGGTCCAGGCTGGTGGAATTGGCATAAATACCAAAACCCAAGTCTGGAACCTGGTGCACACCGGTGAGGACGTGCCGGGCGAGGAGTTGCCCGCGCTGCTGGCGTTTCTTGACCGGCACGAGGGATACAAAGCTTTCCGCTATACGCCACCCGGCGAGCCCCAGGGCTGGTACCGAGCCAATGGGTACAAGAAGAAAGCCCTTGGCTCCGGTATCTATACCGTCACCTTCACCGTAAAGCAGGTGTTTAACCCGCGAACCTAACCCTCACCAAACCCCGCCAAGTGCGGGGTTTCTTGTTTCTGAGGCCCTATGAATTACAACTCCGACATCCAAAAACTCGAGCCGGGCAACCAGATCAGGCTTTACGAGCTGGACGCTACGCGCATGGGTGGCTCGCTCTGGAGGTTCCACGGCCATGCCCATGAGGGCGACATCATCTGGCAGGGGCAGCTGTATTCGCCGCTCCAGATCGAGGCCAAGGGTTTCGACATCCGCGGGGATGGTCGCCCGGCTTCACCAACGCTGCAGGTGGACGACGAGCTCGGCGGCGTGCGCGGGGCGATCACTGCCCTGTGCTTCCAGTTCCGCGACCTGGCCGGCGCCCGGGTCAAGGTGATCGAGACGTTCCGCCACTTCCTGGACGCCGCGAATTTCCCTGACGGTAACCCGGAAGCCAGCGACCAGTCGAAAACGAACCTCTGGTTTATCGAGCAGAAGACTGAGGCGTTGCCCAGCATCTCGGTCACGTTCTCGCTGTCCAGCCCCACGGATATGGAAGGGCAGATGCTGCCCTCCCAACAGATCACCAAGCTTTGCCGCTGGGCCTGCCGGGGCGGCTACCGGCAAGAGGCCTGTGCCTACACCGGCGCCGCGATGTTCGACAAAAAGAACCAGCCCACGGATAACCCGGCCCTGGATCGCTGTGGCGGTTGGTGGAGCAGTTGCAAGCTTCGCGGCAACACGCGGCGCTTCGGCGGGTCCATGGGCGCAAGCCTTATTGCAAGTTCGAGGTAGCCATGCGAATCAATCAAAAATTGCAGGATGAGATCCGCGCACACGCCGAGCGGGACTATCCGGCCGAGGCTTGCGGGGTGGTCATCAAGTCCTCCGCCGGCCGTGAGTACGTGCCTTGCGTAAACTTGGCCACCACGCCGCGCGAACATTTCCAAATCGACCATAAGGACATGGCCCGAGCGGAAGATCGGGGCGAGGTGCTGGCGATCATCCATAGCCACCCCGACAAGGCGCCGGCGCCGAGCATGGCCGACCGCGTCAGTTGCGAGCTGCATGAATTGCCATGGGGCATTGTCGGCTGGCCCGGCGGTGACTTTGAGTGGTTTAAGCCTTCGGGCTACCAGGCGCCGCTGCTGGGCCGGGACTTCTCCCATGGGCTTCTTGACTGTTGGGCGGCGTGCCGTGATTGGTACGCGCGCGAGGCGGGCCTGCAGTTGCCAAACTTCGAGCGCTCCGACCTGTGGTGGGAGCAGAAGGACGGCCCGAGCCTCTACGAGGACAACTTCGCGGCGACTGGTTTCTACCAGGTAAACGAGGCGAAGCGCGGCGACATGCTGGTGCTGCAGATCCCCACGCCAGGCCGTGAGTGCTACTTCCCGAATCATGCAGTGATTTACCTGGGCGACGAGCCGTCGCTGATCAGCGAGTCGGCGCCGAAACTTGGCGGCTCCGGCCCGTTCATTTACCACCACATGCCTGGCCGCCTGGCTGCCCGTGAAATCTACGGTTGGTCGATGGCGAACCGCGTCAAATTGATCCTCAGGCACAAGGACTACCGCCCATGACCATGCGTACCATCAAGCTCGGCGGCGTGCTGGGTAAGAAGTTTGGCAAAGAATACCGGCTTGATTTGCACGGCATCCACGACGCGACTTCGGCGTTGTGCGCAATGAAGCCGGGCTTTGAGAAGTTCATGCGGACGGCTCATGAACGAGGCATGGTCTTCGCGGTGTTCGTTGATGAACGGAACGTCAGCGAGCAGGAGCTTGATCTGGTGGGCCGCAGTGATGGCGACATCCGCATTCAGCCGATCATCCAAGGCAGCAAACAGGCGGGCATGTTCCAGACGCTGCTCGGCGTGGTGCTGATCGTGGCAGGGTTGTTCTCTGGCGGCACAACTGCCGGACCCGGCATGGCATTGCTCGCCGCCGGCGCCGCTGTCGGCCTGGGCGGCGTTGTGCAAATGCTGTCGCCGACCACTAAGGCCACCGCTGATGGCCAGAACGATGACGGTAACAACCCTAGCTACGGCTTCGGCGGGGCGGTGACGACTATTGCTCAGGGCAACCCGTACCCACTGCTTTACGGCGAGCGCGAGATCGGCGGCGCGGTCGAGTCTGGCGGGATCTACACCCAAGACAACATCTGATTCAGTTACCACAACCAACCCGCTTCGGCGGGGTTTTGCATTCTGGAGGGCGCATGAGCGCAGTAGCAAAGAAGGCGCGCCGCGCAGCACCTCGTAAGCGCCGGGCCGTAATTGGCGGAAAGGGCGGACAGGCCAAGCAGAAGCAGCCGAGTATCGCCTCCAATAGCGTGCCGTCGATCTCCACCGCGCGAATCACCTACCTGTGGAGCTGGGGTCCTATTGTTGGTCCGGTCGACGACTTGCGCTCAGTCAAGCTCAACGGAACACCCGTGAAGGCCGCTGACGGCACGATCAACTATCCCAGTGTGAAGTGGCAGTTCCGTTCTGGCGAGCTGAATCAGGAGCGCCTGGAGGGAATACAGGAATCCAGTAACGAGATCGACGTCAAGAAGGAGTTGATCTACGGAACGCCATGGCTGTACACCATCACCAACTCGATGAGCGATGCCGCGCGCATCCGCCTGAGCTGGCCAACGCTTCGCAGTCAGGACGCCGCCGGTAACATCAATGGCGTGCGTATCGATTATGCCGTGGACATATCCACCGACAACGGCCCCTACGTTGAAGTGCTGGTATCGGCCGTAGATCGCAAGAACATCACGGAGTACGAGCGAGCGCACCGCCTGGAGTTGCCCGCCGGAAACCGCTGGACTATTCGCGTCCGTCGCCTGACCCCAAATGCAAACTCCGACCTGGTCGTCGATCAGATGATCGTCAAGGCAATTGCCGAGGTGGTCGACAGCGATCAGGAATACCCGCTCACCGCCGTCAGCTGTCTTGAGTACGACGCCCAGACTTTCGGCGGAGATATCGCCAAGATCGCCGTACTCATGCGTGGTCGCATTATTCGTGTGCCGAGCAACTACGACGCGACAACCCGCACCTACGCAACGTCGGGCACCGGCACAAGCAACGGCATTTGGGACGGTACCTTCAAGGAGGTCTACACCAACAACCCTGCGTGGATCTTCTACGACCTGGTGCTGCACCCGTACTACGGGCTCGGTGATCGGATCGACGCGACAATGGTTGATCGCTGGTCGCTCTATCGCATCGCGCAGTACTGCGACCAGATGGTGCCGGATGGGAAGGGGGGCATGGAGCCGCGCTTCACCTGCAACCTCTATTTCCAGAAGCAGGCCGAAGCCTACGCCGTGCTTCAGGACCTGGCGTCAATATTCCATGGCCTGGCCTACTGGGACGGCAGCCAGATCGTGGTCAATGCCGATATGCCAGGCGATCCGGTGTACACGTACAACCAGACGCAGATCCTGAACAATGGCGCTATCAAGTACGAAGGCACCCGCGCGCGCGATCGGCACACGCTCTACATGGTGTCCTGGGATAATCCGGACCAGGGTTTTGAAACCGACAAGGAGCCGGTGTTTGATGATGATGCCATGGTCGAGCTTGGCGGAATCGTGCGCGACACCACCATCGACGCCATCGCCTGCACATCCCTGGGTCAGGCGCAGCGCGCCGGGCAGTGGGCGGCGCTGACAGAAAAGCTGCAGACCCAGGGCGGTGTGTTTCGGGTCGGGCTAGACGGTGATATTCCAAAGCCTGGTCAGGTTATCGCCGTGGCCGACCCAATGCTGGTTGGCCGGAACAACGGCGGCCGGATCGCTGCGGCCGCCGGACGTGTGGTTACGCTCGATCGCGATACCGTGGTGCCGGTCGGCGCGCGCCTGATGGTCAACCTGCCCAGCGGCAAGTCCGAAGGGCGGGTGGTGAAGTCGGTTGCTGGGCGCGACGTCACCGTGATGGCCGATTTCAGCGAGCAGCCCCAGGCCGAGTGTGGCTGGATATTGGACTACGAAGACCTGAAGCTGATGCAGTTCTACGTCCGCAACGTCACGCGGCCGGAGTGGTACCAGTTCCAGTTTGAAGTTATTCAGCACGACCCGAGCAAGTTTGAAGCAATCGACAACGGGGCCGTGGTAGACCCTCGGCCAATCACCGGCATTCCCGTGGGCAGTCAGGACGCTCCGGCCCGCGTGATGCTCAGCCAGCACGTTGTCATCGAGCAGGGGATTGCGGTCACCGTCATGTCCATCGCGTGGGACGCGGCGCCGAACGCTGTGGCTTATGACGTTGAATGGAAGTGGGGCGCGCGCGAATGGGTCACTGTGCCGCGCACTGCCGAGCAGATGGTCGACGTGCGCGGCATTTACTCCGGTCAATATATGGCCAGGGTGCGGGCGGTGAGCGCGCTCAATGTGTCCTCGATCCCGACCACGTCGGCACTGACCAACCTGGAAGGGAAGGTCGGCCTGCCGCCGGCGGTGGCGTTCCTGACCACCACCAGCGAGCTGTTCGGCATCGGCATCAAGTGGGGATTCCCCGCCGGCGCCGAAGACACCCAGCGCACCGAGCTGTGGTACGGACCTGCGAATGATCTGACGGTAGCTACTAAGCTAGCCGACTTGGCGTATCCGCAGGCCGACTACCGCATGCAGTTGCTGCTGGCGGGCGCCACGTTGTTCTTCTGGGCGCGCCTGGTGGATCGTACTGGCAACGTCGGTCCTTTCTACCCGGTGGCGAATGGCGTGATTGGGCAGGCGAGCTCGGAGGGCGGGCCGATCCTTGACCTGATCGCCGGCCAGGTTGGTGATACCGAGCTTGCGAAGGAAATCATGGACCAGATCGATTTGATCTCTGGCTCCGGCCCTGGCTCGGTCAATGACAGGTTGGAGCAGGCCAAGCAGGAACTGGAAGACCTGATTGACCAGGTAACGGATGCCTTGGCCTACGATCCGGCCAAGCCATACACCGCCGGTCAGATCGTTCGACAGGGCCAGTACCTGTACCAGGCGATCAAAGCGGTTCCGGTGGATACCCCGCCGCCCGCCGCCGAGTTCTGGTTCAACATGGGCACCATTGCCGAAACAACCCAGGCCATGGCGCTCCAGATCCAGCAGAACAAGGCGTCAATCGAAACCGTGGACGGCAAGGTCACGGCTCAGGCGTCGGCCCTGCAATCGCTCCAGGCAAGCTGGCGCGAGGATGATGGGGAGGGTGACCTGTCGGGCGCGCTGCAAAACTGGGATGCCGCCGCGAAATTCGCCCAGCAGGTCAAGGTCCAAGCCTCCGATAACCTGGCCATGGTCGAACGCGCCACGTCGCTGGATGCGGCAGTCGGCCAGAACAAGGCAGCACTGACCACACTCGAGCAGGTGGTGGCCACCGACAAGCTGGTAACCGCCGAGCGCATTGATCAACTGAAAGGCGAAGTCGATGACAACTCGGCGGCAGTGCAAACCGTCAGCCAGTCACTGGTCGACACGAACAAGGCGATCGCATCGCAGTCCACCACGCTTGAAGCCATAGCCGGCGGCGGGCGCGATGGTACGGATGAGGGCGACCTTGCCAGCGCGATCAGCGAATGGAATAACAAGGCTGCGATCCAGATCACGGCCAAGGCCCAAGCAGATACCGACGGCAAGCTGTCCACCATGTGGGCGGTGAAGATGCAGGTAAACCAGAACGGCCAGTATGTAGCGGCCGGTATCGGGCTTGGTATCGAGCAGAACGCCGAAGGCCTTCTGCAAAGCCAGTTCCTGGTGAGCGCTGATCGGTTCGCTGTTGTTAACACGTTGGCTGGCGGGACCATTACTACGCCGTTTGTAGTGAGTGGCGGGCAGGTTTTTATGAACTCTGCCTTCATCGAGGACGGAACGATCACGATGTTGAAGATCGGGCAGGCCCTGCAGTCCGACAATTATGTCGCCGGCGTACAGGGGTGGCGCCTGGACAAAGCGGGAAACCTGGAATTCAACGGGCCAGCACCTGGTGGCGGGCGTCTATCGATGACCAATAGAGCTATTAAGGTATATGACGCTAACAACGTTAAGCGTGTACAGCTTGGAGATCTATCGGTATGAGCCATGGGGCAAGGACGTGGGACGCTTCCGGCAATCTTCAAATGGATACCGATAGTTTTACGTATCAGGTTCTCCATAATGCCGTATACACGCTAACGATGGATGCGGTAGTGACTGCAAGTATTGCCGGGTTCGACCCGGCCAAATGCACTGCTGTTATACTGCCGACCCAGGCCGCGCCAAACAATTACTGTTACAGCGCTATGCCATTCATGTCAGTTGGCGTCGGGTCTGTCACGGTTCGGTCAAAACACCCTAACGAGCCAGACGCAATAGGTTCAACAATACAATTTAGATTACTCGTAATGAGGTTCAGGAATTGAATTTCGGCCTACAAGTTGTAAACGACGGAAACTATACACAGATAGATTCTGATCAGCCCAGGCTTTGTGCGCTGTACAGTGGAGTGTATCAGGCGTCTGGCAGCTCATCGGTGTCTGTATCGTTTCCGGCCGCCATAACCACGCCTGAGCCGCCATGCGTGTTCATACGAAATAGCGAGGCCAGGCCTAACGATGTCTACACCGGGATGACTATTAGCGGCGGCCCAGGCAACTGGACGGGATTCTATATAACATCGCTAAACGTGGATTTTAGACCGGCAGGAAAATGGTTTGCTGCTGTTTTCGCATCAATAAGCAAGGCCGATTACGGTCTAAGAATGTGGAACGCAAGCGGCGTACTCATATTCGACTCAGGTGCCGCGCCCGTTATATTCACGCGAGCTAATAACTCATGGTCATATCAGGGGCAGGTAGTGCTAAATGCTACCGCGCAGGCGTACTACTGGGCCAATGGCTCTGTTGCGCCCATGCAATCCGATGAGTACTTTATGATCAACCCGTTCTCAAGGGGCATACTCCAAAACCATGGGAATTGGATGGAGTCGGGGGTGAGGTTCAATTATTCGGCTAATAGACTTCAGGTTTTCGGGATTAGTGCAATTTCAGCATGGACAAATATCGGGGCGCCTGGAGCTGTGTTCGCCAGACTTCCTGGAACGTAGTAAGAACTCTGTATTTAACTTTTAAGATCCCGCCATGAGTGGGTTTTTTATTGCCTGGAGAAAAGTATGCCTTGGTATAGAGCCGGCACAGTTTCTGTCACATTGAATTCCAATGCTGTTATCGGAACCGGTACGGCCTTCGTTGCCAACAGCCGGGTAGGGGATGCGTTTCTAGGCCCAGATGGCGGGTGGTATGAGGTCACAAACATCGCCAGCGACTCGGCAATGTCGATCGCGCCAAACTATCGTGGCGCCACCAATGCTGCTGGCGTGTACGCGCTGACGCCAGTGCAGGGGTATACCAAGGATCTGGCCGACCAAGCCCGGGCCATGATTCAGCAGTGGGGCTCTACGCTGGCAGGGCTTGGTACGGTCTCGACCGAGAACGTCGTCCCGGTAACCAAGGGGGGGACCGGCGGCAATACTGCGGCGCTGGCCCGATCGGGCCTGGGACTTAAGACTGGCGCAGTGGCCGATGTTGAGGGCATTGCTACTGCAGGTGCAATTATTGAAAGAGGCTCAAATACATATGGCACCTATGTAAAGTTTGCGGGTGGGCTTTTGATCGTTTTTGGCATGCAACGGTCCCCAACAATTCCCGCGAATAGTTTCGCCATGACAACGACATTGACTTATGCGCATCAATTTCTTGAGGGCACTGTTCCGTCAGTATCGGGCGTTGCTTGCGGTCTTGCAGGGGGCGACCACTACGGTATGTACGACATGAACCCCTACTCTGCCAATAAGCACATCAGCGGCACCGTGGCAATCCGTAACGGTGTGACTGCCCAGTTTTTTGATGTTCGATACATGGCCATAGGGGTGTGGAAGTAATGATCATAAATCTATATGGGGTACGCAACGACCTCTCGCTGGAACTGGAAAAGCGGGGAGACACGTTGGTCGTCAACGGCGAGCCGTTTGATTTTTCCCGGATTGGAGAGGGTGACACGCTCCCCGCCGACGCGATCAGCAGCGAATTTTTTACCCGGGAAGTCACAAGGATCGGTGGAGAGTTGATCTTTCACATCAACCTCCCGAATCCAGTGAATTACAGCCCAGAGCAAGCTTTCCCGAGCCCTGTTTCAATCAAGGCAAACGGGGTGGTCAACCTTCCAAAGCCACTGGCTCCAATTGCAACGCTCGAGGTGAGTCAAGATGAGTAACATTGATTGGGAAAGGCTGGTTACTAAGGCGATGTCCGACGCGGCGCTTGCTGCCGAACAGGCCGCGATTCAGGTTGCGACCGAGGAGCAATGGCAGCGGGCTGAAATGGAAAGTATCGCAGGGCAGTTGCTTGCACTTGAAGACGGCGATCCAATTGCGCTCCCCGGCACTGACCGGGCGTGGCGCGACTACCGTATCCAGGTGCGCGCCTGGAAGGAGGGGGCCGCCGGATACCCCGACCAAACCCTCAGGCCTGTTCGGCCCATCTGATAAATCTACGGACACCAGCACCCGCCATCGAGCGGGTTTATTTTTGCCTGGAGAAAAGTTATGACCACTTCCGATAAAGACCGGGACATCCTGGCGCGGACGTTGTACGGCGAGGCCCGTGGCGAGGGGCAGGCCGGCCAGATCGCCGTGGCCTGGACCATCCGCAACCGCGTGTTCGACGGCAAGGCCAAGTCCTGGTGGGGTGAGGGCTACGCCGGCGTGTGCCTGAAGCCATGGCAGTTCAGCTGCTGGAACCAGAACGACCCGAACTACGCCTACCTCAGCGGTGCGAAGCCGATCCCGGCCGCGCAGCTCGCCCAGGCCCAGCGTGCTGCTGACCAGGTGATGGCCGGCGCGGTACCGGATCCAACCGGCGGCGCCACACACTACTACGCAACCACGATGCCAAAGGCCCCGGCCTGGGCGGCGAAGGCCAAGCAAACGCTGCGCCTCGGGCACCACGTCTTCTTCAAGGATGTGCCGTGATGACGCCCGTACAGAAGCTGGCCGGGCTGGTGGTGCTGATCCTGGCGCTGATGGCCAGCGCCGCCGGCGTTACCTGGCAGCTGCAGGACTGGCGCATGGGCAAGAAGCTCGCCGAACAGGTCAACCTGCACCAGATGGACCTGGCGGAGATCACCAATGCCGCCGCCGACCAAGCCCGCGACGAGACCGATAAGCGCCTGTCCCTGGAGAAGCAACTCGCCGGCCAGGACCAACAACACACCAGGGAATTATCCGATGCCCAACGCAACCAGGCTGTTCTGCGCGATCGCCTTGCCACTTCTGATGTCAGGCTGTCAGTCCTTCTCGACGCCGCGGATTCAGCCGGTGGCTGCAACGTGCCTGCTGCCCCCGGCACCGTCGGCGTGGTTCATGCAGCCCGTCGAGCCCAACTTGACCCAGCGCATGCTCAACGAATTCTCGCCATCACCGGTGACGGGGACCAAGGATTGATCGCGCTGCGGGCGTGCCAGGCTTATGTCAGGGCAATCTCTCACTGATCATCTGATCAGTCAGGTGTCATAAGCACTGCCAAGGTCAATTTGATAAATTTTTCATTGTTGCCGATTGTTTCCAACGCTCCGCGCACATTTTCGGCCACATCAGTAGAGCCGCGCTGCTCTACCCAGTTCGAGATCTCCATGATGGAGGCTTCGAGGGCCAACTGATTTTCGTGGAGCTTGGAAAGCAGGGAAGGGATCAGGTCTGAGTTCAGCATCGGTGCTCCTCTGGTGGAGTGAACAGCTTAGCAATTGACGCTTGGGAGACCGCTCGAAAGTCATACTTGGTGGTGTCAACTTCGGATGCGATGACAGCCCGCCACCAGTTGCTTCAATCCATCCATGTTATGGATTTTGACGTCACGTCTTGTCACTTCTACTAGGCCATGCTCCCGTAAGTTAGCGATGCCGCGGCATACAGTTTCCAAGCGCAGTCCCAGAAAGGAACCAATTTCGTCGCGACGCATTTTTAAGACAAACTCTCTGGATGAATATCCACGCAAATTTAATCGTTGCGACATGTTCAGCAGAAAAGCCGCCAGGCGTTCATCGGCGTTCATGTTGCCCAGCATCATCAGCATGTCGTGATCCTGAACGATTTGTCGACTGAGTCTCTTATTGAGATTGTGCTGAAGTGATGGAAGCTCTCGAGCAAGTCTCTCCAGTTGAGAGAAGGGTATAGGACAGACTTCGCTATCCTCCAATGCTAGCGCGTTGCAAGCATGCTGGTCTGTGCTGATGGCGTCCAAACCAAGTGTTTCGCCGGGCATCTGGAAGCCGGTGACCTGCTCACGTCCATCGATCGAAAGCACGCTGGTCTTAAAGGAACCAACACGTACCGCATACAGCGAGCGCAACTGATCGCCTGCGTGGTATAGGGCTGCACCTTTTTTGACCTTGAAGCGCTGGACGATAAGCCTGTCCAATAGCTTGGCATCTTCAGCTGACAAGCCAAGCGGCAAGCAAAGTCCTAGTACCGTGCATTGGGCGCATGACACGGTAAGGCGAGTAGCAGGATGCAACTGGTTGACTGACATATTAAGCCGCCTTCCGGTGGGGCAAAATTCGCCAAATGTAATTAGAGCTGCGCGAGCGATTGCACCTGAATTATGTATTCAGTTATTGCTATTTGCTAGAGGTTGTGGGTGTAAAGTTATCGACGTTTGAAAGTTCTCCGCTTGGCTTATAGTTTTTTGATATATAAGAGCGTTGGCATATTTGGAAAAGAAATAGCACGCCGCTTGGTTTTGATCAGGCCATTAAAATCCTCATGAGTAATATAAAACTCATGTGACGAGGTTGTGCAAGTTGATAGGGTTTGTACAACTTGCTCGGAGGTTTTCGCATGGTATCGATCTAGATTGCACGTATCAGCTCTACAGGGAGCGCATTTAGCATTTTGCTTATGGTGTCTACGATCTGGAGCCGCTTTTAGTTGAGTGCATTCATGCGATATGACTGATTGGCTTTTTGACCATTTAGTGGGTTGTGTTCGGTCGGCAGGACGCCGGGGGAGGGGATGGGGCTCGTACCAATTTTTGTACCACTGACCGCGTTTCGCTATCGAATGGCAGGTATCCCAAAGTAGGCAAGAGCCCGTATTTGCTGGGGTTTGCTACTTTGGAAAACCAAGGAATACCCAAAATTAATATTAGGAGTATGGATCAGAAAACGATAGAGAGCCTTTAAATAAAGGCTGTAAGACGATGATTGGTTAGGCTTGTAGCCCATCGCGGGCAAAAAAAGGCCCGCTATGAGGGCGGGTCTAATGGGGATTTTCAAAGGAGTAGAGGTAAGTTGCGCCCGATCCTGTCGATGGCGGGTGAAAAGGATGTCGAAGAAACGCGAAACCGGGTGCTGCGCCTGGGTGAACGAGCCGGATGTTCGGGTGCGTGTTCTATTGGGCAAACCCGTCAGCGTCGGCAGTTCAAGGCGGCTACCTGCATTTTGCCAGCGTCCCCCACATTGACGATGCTCAGGCTGTCAGCGCCAGCCTCGGCGGCTTTATTGAATGCGGTGTTCAGAGCGTCGCCGTTGGATGAGCCCTGCACCGTGAAGGCTTTGACGACGTGGCAAGCGTGGGCGGATGAGGCCGTGACGAGGTTGACCTGTTTGCCCGCTTCAGTCAGTTGGGTGGTGCAAGCGGGGATCAATACCGCGATGAGGATCAGCAGAGGGGCGGCATGTAGGTTGCGCATGGCGAAAGCACTCCTGGGGTTCCTGCGGCATCTGGCGGGTGCCGAAGATGTCAGCCGCGGATGCACGATAGCAGAGCGTGAGGTTCATCAGAAACCAAAAGCCCTGCGACAAGGCAGGGCTCTTTTCAGCGCGGCTGTCGATCAGCCGTGCAGGGTTTCCGCTGCATACAGCGTGTTTTCCAGCAGGCAGGCACGGGTCATCGGGCCAACGCCACCCGGTACCGGGGTGATCCAGCCGGCACGGGGCAGGGCGGTTTCGTACACCACGTCGCCGACCAGCTTGCCGTCTGCCTGACGGTTGATGCCGACGTCGATGACGATCGCGCCTTCCTTGATCCACTCACCTTTGACCAGGCCCGGCTTGCCGGCAGCCACTACCACCAGGTCGGCGCGGCCGACGTGACCGGCGAGGTCCTTGGTGAAGCGGTGGGTCACGGTCACGGTGCAGCCGGCGAGCAGCAGTTCCATGGCCATCGGGCGCCCGACGATATTGGAGGCGCCGACGATCACGGCGTCGAGGCCGTAAAGGTTGACGCCGGTGCTTTCGAGCAGGGTCATGATGCCTTTGGGCGTGCATGGGCGCAGCAGCGGGATGCGCTGGGCCAGGCGGCCGACGTTATACGGGTGGAAGCCGTCGACGTCTTTGTCCGGGCGGATGCGTTCGAGCAACTGGGAGGCGTCCAGGTGCGCGGGCAATGGCAGTTGCACCAGGATACCGTCGATGTTCGGGTCATCGTTGAGGCCGTCGATCAGATCGGTAAGGGCCTGCTGGGTGGTCTCGGAAGGCAGGTCGTAGGCCTTGGAAATAAAGCCGACCTCTTCACAGTCCTTACGCTTGTGCGAGACATAAACCTGAGACGCAGGATCGCTGCCGACCAGGATCACCGCGAGGCCAGGCGTGCGCAGGCCTTGCTGGCTACGCTCGGTGACGCGTTTGGCGATCTGCTGGCGCAGGCTGGCGGCGATTGATTTGCCGTCGATAAGTTGTGCAGTCAT